CGCCAGGTAACAATGGCGTTTGGTAAGATCAAATTGGAGTGTTCTGATGAACGAATCCAGGCCGCGATTTCGGCGTACGTCGAGTGTGAGCGTGACGTCCGCGCTGGTGATCGCGCTCGTAGCCATGATGATCTCATGGACTACAGGCGTCTGGCTCATCTCCTCTGGAGGAGCCTCAATTCCCGTCTCGATCGAAGGATCTACAACGGAGAGTTGATCCCAGCTCATGGTCCCGGGGCGACTGCTGATCGCAAGAAAGGCAATCGCAAGTGGATATTCAACGAATATTCAACCCGATTGGACGAGGTATTTCCCTATGTGGAATATGCCTGTCCTTCGTGGTCCTATTGGTGGACTACGAACCATGTGGACTTCCGCGAACCCGGCAGTGAACGGCCCGTAAGGGTGATTCACGTGCCTAAGACGCTGAAGACACCCCGCATTATCGCTGTGGAGCCGAGCTACATGATGTACATGCAGCAGGCTATTCTAGCGGAAATGAAGGAGTTGTTTCGGACTGATGTTAATGCCCGAAACTTCATCTGCTTCGACAGTCAGGAGCCTAACCAGCGAATGGCTAGAGAAGGGAGCCGTGATGGCTCTCTTGCAACCTTAGACCTTAAGGAAGCATCAGATCGTGTCTCCAATCAGCTCGTAAAGGAACTTTTTCACTACTTTCCTCACTCTCGTGAGGCGGTAGATGCAGTGCGTTCCCGCTCAGCTGATGTACCTGGAGAGGGTATCATACCTCTCGCAAAGTACGCATCTATGGGTTCAGCTCTTACCTTCCCCCTAGAGGCAATGGTCTTTATGACCATTGTAGCTCATGGGATAGAGCAGGAGCTCAAACGTCCGCTTTCCCAGAAGGACCTTACGGCCCTTTTCGGGAAAGTGCGCGTCTACGGGGATGACATAGTTCTACCCGTAGAATATGTGAGTTCCGTGATAGCATCACTTGAGCGCTTCGGCGCAGTGGTGAATGCTCGCAAGTCTTTCTGGACTGGATTGTTCAGAGAGTCCTGTGGGGAAGACTTTTACGCCGGGTATCCTGTGAAGGTTGCCCGAGTACGTAGGTTGTTCCCCAAATCACGGAAGGACGTGAAAGAACTGGAAGCTACAGTCGCACTCCGAAACCAGCTCTTTGAGCTTGGTTACGAAAAGACTGTCGCATTCCTTGACGACCTTCTCACAAAGAAGAGCTTGTTAGGGAAGCATTTCCCGGTTGTTACACCGGAAAGCCCAGCTCTCGGAAGACATGGATACAGTGGTACCTACGAGGTACATGCTATCCATCCTAAGCAGCAGCGGCCTTTGGTTAAGGCTTATGTTGCAAAGGGGAGAATCCCGAAGAATAAAATCGACGGAGTTCCCGCACTTCTGAAGGTGCTAACCAAGAGGGGCGTTAAGCCCTTCGAGGACAAACGGCATCTAGAACGTTCTGGACGTCCTTCAGTCGTCGACATCAAACTGAAGTGGGTTCGCTGCACCTAATAAACGGGTGCAACTGGGTTAACATCCAGGGCGAGTGGCCGAAAGGCCGGCGGAG